ACTGGTATATAACCATGATTTCCTTCATGTTGAAACATAAATTCTCCTCCCCAATTTAAATTCCATCTTTTATTAATATAATAAGTAACTCCGTATTGAACATGACTATCTTGATGCCAATTAATACCTGAATTTTTACTCATATTATGTATAATAAAATTAATATTGTTATTATTTATTTTGATAAACGGTTGATGTAAAAGTAATGTCTTGTAAAAATTAAAATAACTAGGATCAATATCTAATCTAGTTGGTTCATTTAAATTATCTATTAAATTTTTTTGCCATGTTGTATTGGTATTTTGATATTTTAATTTTTTTCTTTCTTTAAACATTTCATTATGTATTCTTTGATATTCGTGATTAGGTAAAAAATTATGAATCCAAAACAATTTATCTTCTAAATGATATACTAATTTCATTGCGGTGATAAAAAACAATTGATTGCATATCGAGCTCCCTTAGTAACGGGTCGTACTCCGTGAATCCAAATTTGGCCTGCGGGAAAAATAATTCCTTCTCCTTCTTTTAAATTTAATAAATGTTTTCCAGAAAAAAAAGAAAATTCACCTCCTTCATAATCTGAATTTAAATTTATTGTACAAGAAGCTCTGACATTACTGCTACCTATATCTAAATGATCTTTTATTTCCTGACCTTCTTTATATCGCATAATTCTAATATTTTTAGTACATTGCATATAATCAGATACTATAGCAGGGGTAATTTTTATTTTTAAATATTGCGTGTAATTTAATACCATGGTGCTAATTAAAGAAAAAGCAAGATCCGCTATTTTTTTAAATTCATCATTTTCATAGTATTGAGATAAATTTAAACATAAAAAATTATCTTCCACATTAGATGGTTTTTTATCTAAGTAATATTTTGTACTTTTTTCAGTAGTAGTTTTATTGATATGTTTTTCAAAAAAATCTATAAAATAAGAACACTGATTTTTTGTAATTAATTTTTCTTTTCTGTATATAAGCTGTCTAATATCTAACATATTTTTATGACTTTCTTGTCATAAAAAACTTATATCAAAAATTAATAAAATGTCTACAGAGAAGAATAAGAAGCAGGTCTAGCACCCAATCTTGAAATTTTTTGTTCAGGTGTTTCACCCTCTACATTATTGTTATCCCAATTAGATTGCAATTGAGTTAAATGTGCTGCGTCCCATTTGTTAATAAAATTATTAAAATCACCTAGATTAGCATCTGCGTAAGTACTATGTGGTGTATTATCTCTGTATTCTACTTCATCTGTAGGAACAGTTGCTCCATGTTGAATTGCCCAGATATTTGCAAATTTACTTTGCGACCAAAACGCATCATCAGAAATAGTATAACCAGTTCCTGCTACATCTCCTTTTTGTTTGATAATTAACTTATCATCAAAAACTACTGTCCAATTTGAATTTGTTGCCATGTTTATTCCTTATGTTTTAATTATATAAATTAATGTTAAATATGGTTGTAATACTGAATTTGCGCTTCCAGAAAAGTTAGCTGACATATTGTGTGAGTGACCGCTACCTGAACCAGACTGAGCTACCAAATTGGCATTGAACGTGAAATTACCTCTATTAGGAGGAAGTTTAGGCCCATATTGTGGACCACCGCCTCCATAAGCAAATTGGTGATTATGTGCAGCAAGTTGTGCTGTCGATAAAGTAGCATTTGCTGTTGATCCTGCGATGTTTCCAGTTGGAGTAACTGTGTTTGCTCCGCCTGAACTTGCAAAACTTTTATTATTTGATTTATGAACTGCGACTTTGTCTGTTAAATCTGGAAGATTAAAGTTTCCTCCTCCAGGATCACCGTAAGTTGTTCCTATGACTGCAAATAATGCAGCATAAGTAGATTGACTAACTGCTGCTCCATTACATTCTAAAAATCCTGTTGGTGCAGTTGATTGAGACCATGGAGTAATGGTTCCTGTAGGAATACCTTCAATACCCGTAAGGTTTGCTCCATCAAAATCATATCTAGTTGCTTCGTAATTAGCCATAATTATTTATCCTTATATGTCCAGCCAACTGTTGCGTCACCAGAATACACTAAAGTAAATCCAGCTCCTTCTGTACTAACAGTTAAATCAGCTGCTGAGTTTGTTATATTAGATCCGTTTCGACCTACTGTAAAGGCATTAGTATCAAAAGTATATTTTGAATCAACAAAAGTTACTTCATCACCTGTTGCTGGAGATGCTGGTAGAGTAATTGTTAAAGTTCCTCCAGATGTATCTGCTAAAATTTGAGCTCCTGCTTGTACAGTTTCTGCAGATGAAATTGCTCTCCATTTTTTAAATTCTAAATCTTTTACGATGTCTGTTCCATTTGCATGACAAATATAGGAATGACCCTCGCATAATAAAAATCCTGTTTGAGATGTTACTTTAAAAGTTAATGTGTTTCCTGCATGGTCTGTGCCATCAATAACATTAAAAAACTTTTCAATACCTGTTGGAAAATTTACAGTTCTATTTGCTGCAAGCGTTCCTGTAAACTTTAAAGTCATGTTTCTTGCATTTGAAATTGCAGCATCGTCCATAGTTAAAGTTACATCAGCTGACGCAACATCTATTTCTTGATATCCTGCTACAGATTGTTGAATTAAATTTAAATTTGTATTTGTTTTATCACCCCATGTACCAGCGTTTTCGCCAGTGACCATAAGTTCGAGTTTAAGATCTGTTGAATAACTTGATGCCATAAATTTTTAAAAACTCCTGTTAAGCAATATTACTATTATTAAGCTGCTAAATCAACCTCTGTCCAAGTTACTTGGGTACCAGTATTTACCTCAGCCCAAGCAGTAATTCTAGGCGAACCTATTGCTGTAGTCAAGCTTATACCTGTAGGAATTACTGTTGCAGAACCAACTGTTGTGACCTGACCTATATTAAATGAAGCTGAAACCCCTGTTACACTATATACAGAAACTGCAGTAACATTACCTAAAGTAAAAGTAGCAGAAACACTACTTGGGAATACATTGGCGTTTCCTGAAGTATCTTCGTTACCAATGTTAATGTTAGCTGAAACCCCTGTTACTGGAACTTCTAATAATAATCCAGCTTCAGCATCTCCAATATTTACTGATGCAGATATCCCTGTAGGTTGAACTAAAGCAGTACCTTCAATTATTGTGTCTCCCTGAGCAGAAGATATTAATAAACTTGCAGCTATTTCGTGATCAGAGTTTGCTGAAGTTCCAACTGGTGTAATTGCTGTTTGTAATTGTTGTCCTGATACAGCTACAGTAATATCTGTAAATGCATCTTCATTTCCTGTTACAATGGATAATGATATACCTTGAAGTTGAACTGAATAAGCATCACCCCAAACAAAACTACCCCAGGTTTCTCTACCCCAACCAGAACCTATTAAGAATTGATCATCAATAGTGACCCCAGTTATATTTGTGGATGCAGAACTACCTGTTACTGGAACTCCAATTCCAATACCTTCGTTTCCTGTTACAATATTAAATGCAATTCCTGTTGGAGATACATCGGCAGAAGCACCAGCTACCGCACCTTGAAGAGTAAATGTTGCAGATAAAGTTGTTGGAAATACATTTGCGTTAGCTTCAGTGATTACTGAATTAACAGATGTTTGAGCAGCAACGGATGAGACAACTACGAGCTCATTGGATAGGTCTCCCCATTCCGATGCGCCCCAAGTTTTATTGCCCCATCCAGTTGCCATTATTCATATTACGATATTCTTATAATCGCTTGAGTATCGTTTGCATCAGGGAACTGAATTGTAAAAGTTCCTGCTGTTGCTGTTTTATCTCCTCCAAAGTCTAATACTGCAACTGAAGAGTCTGAGTTTGATGTGTTGTAAATCAAAGCTCCTCTTGCAGTTAAAGTAACTCCAGTAAATGATAAGTCATTGAAATCAACAAAAGCTGTTGTTCCATTTACCGATACTAATGCGTTCACTAAAGTTCCACCACCTTGAGCGTACTGACCAGTATCAGGAACTTGTCCTGCTGTACTGTCTCCAGTGTATGAAGTTGTATCTGCACCAATAGTTGCAGTGTTATCGTATAACGCTAGTTTAAAAACGTTTCCTGCTGATGTGCTAAAGTTATTTTGCCCTAATAGAATGTCTTCTTTAAAGCTATTGCATATTGCGTTTGTTGTAATTGCCATTTTATATTCTCCTTAATTAATTTTTATGGTGACGGAGATTCCACTTTAATTCTAGGAACCCCTTGGTCATACTCACTTCTACGTCTTCTGCCCATTTGTTGGACTGCAAAAGCTTGCATACTTACATCATACTTGCTTTTGTATAGATTGTACATATCCATAGGTCCCTTTAAATAAGAAAAACATTGAGTAAGTACACCGTATAACAATAAACCGTCTTGATATTGAGCTAAAAAAGTATTATTTGTCGAAGTAAAATGAGGTGGATCAATTATGTAATTTAGTTGACAAAGATAGGTATTGTCTGGAGTAGGTGCAACTAAAAATACATTTTCGCTCCAATTTGCATAGTATTTAGGTAATCCTGTAGCTCCAGATCCATTGTATTCAGTAATAAAACTTGTATCTTTTTTTTGTAAAAAAGTTCTTGTTCCTGAAGCGTCGGTTGAATTAAAAACCTGTAAGGATCTGATAATTAATTCATCGCTTGGTCTATTTAAATATCTTTGTCCTGTTATAAAGTTAGCTGTAGCGTATTTTCGTAAGTCATCATAATCAACTTGACCTGCTACCTCTAATTCAGTTTGTCTGATAAACTGATCAATCAATGTATCGGATAGTACATTTGAGTCTACTTCCGTATAACTTCTTACCTGTGTTAAAAAATTACTATAACTTATCGCCATTATGATATTCCTATTGTTACTTGTCCTGTGTAAGCAAAAACTTCTCTAGCTCTTGATTGTGCTTCTGGATCTGTTGGTATCATACCATTAGATTGAAAAACAAAATCACCTGGTAATGATAAACTAACATAAGCCGCTCCGCCACCCCCAGAATTTTCTGTAAACGTTTGTGGTCTTGCGTTTTGTAATCCTTGTGGATCTGCTTTATGATGTTTTCTTCTAATTTGAGGATGTTTAGGTTCGTATTCAGAAATATGTACTAACGAACCATTCCATTCCTTTACCATTTCTGTATAGGGAAACGCTTGTCCTGAACGGTCTGATATTGCCTTAGACCTAGATCCTCTTGCGAAAGTCATTATACACCGTCCCCAAAATAAGTTTGAGGAGAAATATAAACAGATGATCTAGAGCCATCTTCATCTAGAGCTCGCATTAGTTCGTCCTCATATAATTGTTTTAAAATAGGTACGCGATCTGGAGCTTTTACATGTGCTAAATAAAAAGCTAATCCAGAACACATACAAGGTAAAAATCTGTAAACAACATCTGGATCATTAGTATAAGATCCAGCATCTTCAATTCTGTTAATCGTATAATATTTTAGATAAGTATAAGTATTTAAATCAGGTGTTTGATATAAATATATTACAGGAGTTCGTTGTCTATCCACGTAATACTGTGATGGCTGACCTTGAGAACCTTTATTTGGTAACGCAGAGTATGCTGATCTATCAATTTTAGATAAAGCAATATCATTGGTAGATGTTGTAGGAGTTCCTGATGAACTAGAAATATATGCTTCTAAAACATCGCTTGCTGCAGCATCCACGGAATAATTTGCTTGACCTGTAACTAATGCTACTTGATTTAATTCAACCTTCCAAAGATTCAAACCTCTGTTTCCCCACTCCGAAAATAATATATTTAATTTTCTTCTTGCAGATCTAAGATCATATCCAGAATTTGTTTGAACACCACATCTTTCATAAGCTTCTTCGATAACCTCATCAATACTTAAATTAAAAGACGTAGTTCCTGAAGTTGCCATATTATTCCTCTAATAATTTTTTAACTTGTTGTTGGTAGTTACTATCAGCAAAACCACCTGTTCCTACATAAGTGTCTTCTTGGTTAATGGTTGAGTATTTATTCATTCCTCCTTTGTTAAAACGAAATGTTTTGGAAAAACCAATTCTATAATCTTTACCCATTGGAGTGTCTGAGTAACTTCCTTCAAATTTTCCTATGTCACTTTCAAAACTTCCTGTAATTCCTTTTCTTGTCATTTTTTGTGTAGGGTAAAATTCAGATTCAGTTGTTTCTTTTTGAATATATGGATTAATAACACCTCTTCCAAAATCAAATTCTTTACCTATTTCAACACCTCCTCTTTGAATAGATGTTGTACTAAAGTCATCTGAAAATTGTTCAGTTGAAACTTGAGGAGTTACCGTTAAAGCTCCAGATTGCATTTTTTTTATTTTAGTTTTTACATTCATAGGTTTAGGGCCAGTATTTGGGACTGATCGTTTGCGTTTGACAGCAGAGGCCTTTTCTGACTTTGTCATCTGTGTGGCCTTTGCAAGTGGAACACATTTTGGGTACTTTCTTTCCGAAGAGCTGGCGGATTTTCTTCCACACTCTTGGTAAGAACCATTTTTCTTCTTCGCTCCAATATCTACCCATTTTTCGTTGAACCATTTTTTTAATCCTTTACTCATCTACCTTAAATTTAGTGGTATCCGCTTCTTTCAGCTTCATACCCTTTCCTCCAGTTTTTTTAAATTTCTCTCTTACCTTTTCTTTTGCAACTTGAGAAGCTTTAATATCCACTTTAACCATGGACGGTTGTTTACCTAACATACGGACACCTTTTCTTCCGTATTGAGATAATAATAATCTACCTAAAGCACTTAACATTAAAATACTCCTTTAAATTTTGTTCCTCTAATAGCTGCACCAGACCCTCTCATCATACCACCGTTTTGCATTTGTTGTGGTCCAGCTTTTAACTGAGCTTGAGCTCTTTCTCTTTTTTCTTGTTCAGATTTTTCATCTGCTTTTTTTTGAAATTTATCAGCAGCAAGTCTTGGAAGTAATCCCATGGATCCAGCAATATCTCTAGCTCCTTGAGATCTTTCTAAAACATTTTTAGCCATCATAATTCCTAAAACAGCTTTCACTGGTTTTTGTTTGTCAGGTTTTCCAAAAGGTGTATGATATTCATGTCTCATTGCAAATTCTTTATCTGTTTCCGTTGGCTGTCTAACAGCTCTACCTGTATAAGCAGACATAACTTTACCACCGCCTTTCATTTTTTTAGGACCCCAATCCTTACGTTTGACACCAGAAGGATCTTTAGCTTTTCCAGCACAAATCTTTGAAGCATATGCATTAGCATACGCACTTGGGTATACCTTAAATTTACTTTTAGCCGCAGCTTTACCACGAGCACACAATTTCGTCATTTAATCCTCCTGCTTTGTAGCGGCCGCTTTGAGAGTGACAATTCTCTCCTTTTTGCGGTTGTACAACTTCTTTGAATTTACCACTTTTGGAGCAAATAGTCTATGACTTAGGCTTTTTGCGAAGTGGTTTCTTTTTGGTGTTTTTTCTCGCGCCACGTAGTTGTCCTTCAACTTGTTTACGCATTTGTGATCTACCTATTACCATGGTCTATACCTCGTTTTGTTGTTATCATCTTTATACGCTATTAAATTTTGTTTTCTATTATTATCACCATTATAAGATACATGAACCCAACCTGAGTCTGGTTCACCATCTTTGTAAAACTCTAATATTAATTGATCATACTCTAGGTTGTGTCTAATCCATCCCGCAAGCTCTTTATTATCAATGCCTGGGACTTCTATATCTGCTGCCTTACCCTCGGTATGCTGTGAAGTAATAGAACTACCTATTGCAACACATACTTCCGCAGATCTATATCCAGAAGACACAATAACTGGTTTATCAAAATTAGAACGAATAGGTTGTAATACATTCATGCACAATTCTTTTAAATTATCTATTTGACCAGGAGATGGATTATTAGGAATTCCCCTCCGTTCAGCTGTTTGTGATTTTGTTAATTCTGATAAATTAAAATTTGCAGAAAGTTTCATGATATATATTTAAAAGGATTACAATTATTTATTGTCTCATTTAAATTTTTATCAACTTTATTACATTTACAATCTTTTAACAAGAGACAGAAACCCTTATAAACCCAGTAAATACAATACTTCATTTTTTTAACTTGGATAATGCTTCTGCTATCGTGTCTAATTTATTAGGGTATTTTTCTTTGTTTGTACAACTCGTTGCCATTAAAAAACAAAAAATAATAATAACCCATAAAACAGGTATGGTGTATTTTGGTTTTAATTTCATTAATGCTCCTCAATCTTTTCTATTCGTTTAATTCCATGTTGATCCACATATACTTTTGCTTTCACAACAGAACATTGTACATAAGAATTACCACTATCATTAT